ATCATGGGTGTGGACATGGGCAGAAACAAGTTGGTCACTTGTTCCAACGGCAACATAGAAACTACCCATACAACTGGTAGACCAATTAAAGACATATTGGAAGTTATTGCCCGTCGCAAGCAACGCAGCAAATCTCATGCAAGGGCAAGAACTGAACTCAAAAACCAAATAAACTACTCCATCAAAAACGATATACCTTGGGATCAACTCAGCCATTTGGTCATGGAAGATTTGAGTGAAATCAAGCAAGGTAACAAATGGGGTAGACGAAATCAATTCTGGCGAGTGGGCTTGGCCCAGCAAAGGATAGAACATGCATGCGAAGAGAACGGCGTCCGGTTAACTCGCGTACATGCAGCATACACATCGCAAACTTGCAGTGCATGCGGGGTCAAACACAAGCAATCACGCCAAGGAGAAAGATTCTCGTGTTTGAGTTGTGGATATGAAGTAGATGCCCACTTGAATGGCGCTATCAATATCCGCAACAGAGGGACTATAATATAGTCCCTCTGTTAAAAAAATATAAGATCATTTATAGAAATAAATGATCTCAATAACTATCTTTTGGGCATACTGTCAATTGATCAGGAAATTGTTGCCATTGTCAGTTGCCTCCAACTAATATACCTGTTTTAGAATGATGCTTGAATAATGTCACAGATAGGAATCATTCATTCCTGCAATTCTCAATCGAGTTATGTTTCCCAAACTAAAGCCCTTGGCATCCAGGGCTTTCATTATACCCAAATATTTGTTGCGTACAAGAGCCACCTCATTGATCAGGTTGCTCATGTCCACAATATCTTGTTCACCGTCAATGTATTTTTCTATACTGCGATCAGCAAGCTCTCTATTGTATCGTTCTAAATATCTGCGGTAGTGGTCACTCCGCATTTTGTCATATTTGACGTTTAGAAATTTGAGCACACTTTCAATCTCTTGTAGTTGATTGAATCTGTGCTCCACAATACCAGGCAAATCCTGTGCATTTTTTTCCAAACTGCCACTAATACGGGTTTCGAGAGCAGCTTGAGCAAGTTCCCGATTGTAATAATCAACCATATCAGGTAACACGCTCAAATCGTCTCTACACTTGTTATACCACTGCACAGTTCAATGCCTCTCAGTCTTCTTCGTCAATATCTTGATCAAACATTTCTTCAAGAGCAGTGTCCAGGTTGTCGTCCACGCCATGTAGATCTTCCATGTCTTCAATTTCAATGTCATGATCTACAAACACTTCCAAGAAGGCCAATGCCAGCTCTTCTCTTTTGTTTGCCGGCACATATTCTTTGATTGTTTCCCAGAGATCTGCAACAGTTTTTGCATCAATTTCCATGTAAATTTCCTTGTAATATGATTGATATTAACAGCAGACTGTTCTCATGGTAGCCTGCTGATGGATCTATGATAGACTAGAAATTTGGCTATTTCAAGCTCGTGGGCTGGGCAATCTTTTTTGCGTGAACCAGCAATGCTTTTTGATTGCTGGGTCATATTTCCGCAAACGCAGTTTTGTGCCAGATTTGGTACCTTTGGTGGGCACTGTGGTCAAATACTTGGTGGGAGTGTCATGCTCATCATTAACGAGCATTATCTTGGTTCCTGAGGGTTTGGCCATTGTTGTTATCCTTGGATAATCTATTCACATATTTATTATTATTTCGAGCGGAAGACCACTGGCTTTCCATGAAACCAGTCAGTTGTTGTTCAACAAAATTCACACTGGCATCCAACTGACTGCACAATATTCTATGTGGTTTGATCATGAGAAAGATTTTTCTCCACCTGGTGGTTGTTGAGTTTGATCTCAAACTCATTCATAACCTTATCAAGACATCCATCTTCATTTCGATCCCAGGCTTTTTCAAACTGCTTGATTTGGCTCCCATCCACACAAGCGTATGTCCACCTGTTGCCTTCTTTGGTAAGGAGGCCTTTTTGCACAAAAAGATCAAACAATCCACTGTAGGGATCCATGCCTCTATCATAGGGGATCTTGACTTCAACAGAAGTGAATGGTTGATTGTAACGAGTTTTCATTACCTTGCACTGTGCACGAATACCTTTTACTTCTGTAGTTTTGTTGCCACTTTCATCCTCTTTGAGTTTGAGCTTGCGCATGGCCAGCACAATAGAACTAGCATAGATCTGTCCCTGGCCGCCACTGATCACGTCATCAGGATTGAACATGTCTTGGCTAGCATATGAGTGGTTGGTACAAACCATACCCACATCATATTCACCAAACATATTAACACAATTGCGAACAAGTGCAGCCAATGCCTTGGGTTTCCGGCCCATGTCACCCTTGAGATCACCACTTTCAAACTGATTGACATCAGTAGGCGTGAGCATCATACCCAAACTATCAATTACAAACAACACTCGCGGACGTTGATCAGGGGCAAGAGCCTCATACTGTGTCTTGTAGTCTTTCATAAAGTCACTGATCAGTTTGGCCACATCATCAATCATGGCTAGGTTGACTTTGAGCAATGCTTGCTCACTTGTGTCTACATCCAACGCTCGTAGCCATGCTTCGTCCAAAGCATTCTCAGTATCAATCAGCACCACAAACACATCTTTTTTCTGTGCATTTGCAACAATATTGCCACTGGCAATGAAGCTTTTGCCACTGTTATGACTGCTGATGCCATCTCCCCAATAGCGGTGGTTGGCATGGTTGACGGTAAAGTCATAACATTCCTGGTGGCCCACATGCACGACACCTGTGACTTGGGCTAGAGAGGTGACTGGATCATCAATCAACACATGGTCAAAAATATTCAATGTGCCAGCCATTTTCCACATGCGATCATCGTTTACACATACCTCAATCATGTGGTTGACGGCACAAATTGTATTCATCCCATTGCTCAGGGAAACTTTGACCATGGGCAAGATACCTTTGTCAAACCAAGCTGAAATAGATTGCCAACCATCAGGAGTATGAATTTCAATCTGCTTGTTTTGGTTCCATAGGTCTTTCAAAGATCCCACGCTGATTTCAGTTCCCATCAGCTGCCCTTGCAGTCTTATTGTTACTCGGGCATCAATAGGCAAGCAGCCACTTTGCCCTCCTAACATGGTCACTTTTCCCAAGGGGATTCCACCATCCTGGAATTGACCACTGATGGCATAGTTTAGTGCATAATTTCCTGTGCTGATCCACACTTGAGGATCTCTAAAACCCAAACTCAGGCCGGGAATATTTTTGGTTATATCTTTGCGAAAACGAGTTAAATCCAATGATTTTACTGTCATGACTGTCCTTTTAGCATGTAATGTGGGAAAAGATGTAGAGCAGTGGATTCCACTGCTCTACAGAAAGATTAGGCCTTGTTGGCGTTCCTCTGGCGGATAGCTGCCAAAATATCTTCAGGACTGGTTAGCTTGCGAGGAGCATCAGTGGATTCTTTGCTTGTTGAGCTTTCCCAAGGTGCACTAGTGTCAGGATCCGCAGGAGCAGTCAATTTCACATTGCGAGGTACACTCACTTGTGATTTGACTGTAGGCGCAGGAGAACTAGATTGATCCTGTTCATCCATTTTCAACCCATAGGGTTTGTAGAATTGCGCATACTTATCTGGATCATAAGGCTTTTCATCCACACTATCGTGGAACATGTCCATGATTGCACGCACATGATCTTCATCTGGCTTTTTGGGAAGATAATTGCTGAGAGTAAAAAGACCATATTTTTCAATAGCACTCAGCTCATCCCCACTCAATGCGCGTTCTCGCCTTGCCCAGCTGCTGCTGCCATAGTCAGCATACTGGCCCTTGGTGCCTTTGACCAGACGGAAATCCAACCCATCCTCATAACCCACTGGGCTATTTTCCACTTCCTGATCCATAAACACAGTCTTGATACGATCAAACACACTGGGATTGATCACAAAACGACGGATGGGATTTTCTGGCGCGTTTGTTGCATCTTCTGGATTGGGATTTTGAACGACAAATCCTTGAAAGAGATAGCTTTTCTTGCGCCAGTATTTACGAGCCATATCTTCCATTTCTTTGCCACCTTTCCACCAGGGGCGGATTTCAGCATTGATTGGACAACTGCCGGGTTTCCACATATCAATACAGGGTACCTGAACTTCTGTGGGACGACTGCTGCTGTCTCCTTTGATGCCTGGAAATGGCAGTTTGATGATCAGGCGTTCCTGCCAAAAAAAGTCGTTGCTGGAATCTCCATCTGGTAGGAAACGCAAAATGGCAGTGCTGCCGTCAGGATTTGACCAGAACGGGTAATTGGCGTTATCGCCACCGCCACCACGGGGCATATCTTTTTGTGCTTGTTGTGCTAGTAGTTTTTCTCTAATCTGTGCTAAAGTGAGTGCCATAATAATTGTCCTTTCTATTGTACCTTATAAAGTTTAAGATACTGAAGTGAAATATTTCTTTCCACCATCAGTAACGTGAAGTACCACGCCCTAAAAGGCAGTGGCTTCCTGTTAGATTCCAGTTCACCATTTTTCCAATTAGTTTAGGCATTGGTGTGTTCCGATCCACAGGCGATATTTTTTACGGACTCGTGGCACTTCCTGCCCCAGTCCCTGCGGTATTGCTACCGGGATATCCCAAGCCCGTTAGGGCTCTTGCTACATCACTAATATTATTTATACATAGAGTTAACACAAATGCAACCTAATTCAAAAAAAATATTTGCGTCACAAGCCGCCATCCATCCAAGGGATCTAGGGGCCTGTGGATGTGATCAAAGATATTCTCACGCATTGGGGTCTGATTTCAGCCACTGGGATCAAGCAGCCAACTGTTGGTGTTTAGACCAACAGTAGTTCACCTATCGATATTTTTCACTAGGTTGATGGCTTGTGTTACTTGATCTAGAACTTTTTTAGGATTTTGTTCAAAATCTTGCTCTAGACCTGTTACCATCTGCTTGATTTTATTGTAAACATCTCTGGGATCCGTTGGATCTTGTGTGGAGGAGTGGGTGGCAGCCACCGTATCCGGCAAAGTTACAGGCTCTTGTTCAAACATATGATGGAGATCAAACTGTTTGAACCACTCATTCAAATCTTGCTGCTCTTTACACACCCTTGTGGCGTCTTGTATTATTGTATCGTCCAGGACCTCCACAGGCTGCTCTTGAGGGATGCGGCTGTGGATCCAAGATAGGGCATGGTCACAATCTTGTGGCCAATCCACTGTTGGCCACGTATTACTGTTGTTGACTATGGTGACACACAATGATTTTGTATTGTTGATGGCTTCTGGATAAGAAATGTCATTGCTCAATTTATGCAATAATGATTTGATCTCTTGTTGACATTCTCCTGCAATCTCACAGATACGAGGATTGTTTTCTCTAGCCCATCTTTTGACCCGGCGAAGTTGTTGAACAAGTTCCATGAGGATTTGGATTGTTTGTCCGTGATCGTCCCACGGCTGTCCTTGTTGATGCATGTGTTGTGCCATGGCTTTGGCACCCAAAAGATGTTTGTGATCCCATTTGTAGCGTGTGCCATTAGGATGATGAATAAACACATCGTTGATTTTAGTCCATCTACGGGGATTTTGTTCTGTGTTCAGTCTTCCCTGATGTCTGATTACTACCCAACATTCTCCCACAGGAAATCTACTTGTTCTAGTACTGCCAGTCCAACCACTCTCATTGACTTTTATATTACGTGCAAAATGTCGGGGTTGTAACTCTAGGTCAAACTGCTTGACACTAAAGCTGTAATCATAAGTATTGTGTTTACTTAACTGCTGCTTGATTTCTAGCACTAGATCGGTAGGTGTCTCCTTGCTATAGGAAATCATAATGTGGGGTCTGGGGCTCGTTCCCATTGTTTGTCCTATTTCAACCATCATATAAAGATCCTTGCAGAATAATCTAGTTGCTTGGCTGGGATCCATAACTTTTTTTCCATTCACATCATACATGATCACACTGTAACCTTTGCCAGTTAACAAATTGTTGATCATGAGTGCCATGGGATCAGTAGTAGGGGTCATCAAAGGATATCCTAATTTTTAGGATATTTAGTCTTCTGCTGCGCAATCCTGTTGTGCCTAGAGACCCACAGTAGTAGACTGAAGGGCCTCACAAGTTTGTGGTAGCGCCCTTGCAACAAATCCCAGCAACTGTCACCAAATGTTAACACTCATGGGCATGGGCTCTTTTAAACTACCAATTTCCAACAAATTGGAGTCCATGAGTGTGGCTGCTGTTTGATCATCCCATTTGCCAATCATTTGACTCATCCTCACTATCAACAATGTGCTGCTAACCAAATCATCATGATCACCACTTTTGGCTTGGAAACTGTCGCCTTTGCTCACATAATTCTTCAATTCAGATATGAGTGCTTTGCTGCGTATTAACATACGATCACTTTCTACCAAACTCTTGAATTTGGTCAGTGCCTGGCTTTTGGTTCTTTGATTGGTATTCAACCCACGACGCATACGATTGACACTAATACCTGGCTCACTCATCAGTTGACCTGGTATCGTGTCCAGTCCCACCTCATTGAGCAACTCTATCACACTTTGTCCGTAACTGTTGTTTTCAAAAGTCCAATATAAGTCAGGCTCGCCCAATTGACCTGGCAACTTGTTGATTTCCCGATCCAGAAATTGTAGGATTTGGATCATTAATTTCAATTGGGTAGCCACACTACTCTTGTTGTGCATCCATTCAGCCACTTGTTGCAGTTGTGGCAATTTCCATACTTGAATAGCACTGTAATCTCGGCCCACACCTGCACTTGGATCTAATGACACACAATACGTGGTATTTGCCTGCGGTATTTCCCACCAACGTATTTCTTGTGTTTTGAATTGTGGCTCTTGTGCTCTCATTGTGCTGAGCACTTTGCTGTCAATCAATGTATTGTCAGCACTGATAAACCTTAACTCATATTCTCTGGCAAATTTTTCATAGCCAATTTTAGCACGTTCTGTGTTGGCCCATGTTTCTGTACGATCAGGATGCTGTTGCCAAGTGGCCATGAATGCCTTGAATCCGTTGTTGCCAATACCTTGTGGATTATCATTACCATATTCGTCTTGGATTCGATTGGCTCCATACCAAAGTTGGGCAAAAGTGTCTTCATCACTGTTGGGAGTGCTGCTGACGATACACTTGCCTCCTGTGGCCAATGTGGGGCTGATGGCTGTCCAAAATTCTTCAGCAATGCGTGGCTTGACCCAAGCCAACTCGTCACAAAACAACAAACTTATACTTTTGCCTCTGCCACTGCTGGGAGTAGTAGTAGTGCTTTCAATTTTGCTGCCATTGTCAAACACGATCTTTTGAACATTATAAGTGGTCACACCAGGTCTAAGCCAATCTGGTAATTCTTCATAAGCAAATCTTATTCGATCCATGATTTCTGTAGCGGCGCGAAAAACATTGGCCGCAATCAACACACTCATGTTCTCATGAAAACATGCAAACCACAATATATAAGTTGCAGCACATGTTGTCTTCCCCAACTGACGGCTACACATGCTGACCACATATTTATGGTTTTTGAATGTGTTGATCATGTCCTTTTGATAGTCAAACAAATGGAATGGCACTTTGCCTTGCGTTGTGTGTTGCACATACACATAGTTCATTGCAAAATATACTGGGTCCAAGGCACATCTAACAAACTCAGCCTGTTGCTCTATGGTAACCACCATTTTTTGATGTGGTGCTTTGACCAGACTGCTTGCTCCTTTGCTGGCAAATTTGGTCATTCAGTGGCTCCTGAAAATTTCATCCACATGACGGAATCTAGCATACTGTACATGGTCAACACCCATCAAAACTTCCTTGATCACTGCATCTATGTTTTGTTTCCAGTGGAGTAGAAATCCATGGGTTCTCTTGAGTTCTGGCAAGCTGTCTTCACAAGTCCAAATGAACTCTTGCAACAAATGTTCATAGTCCGGCATATAGTAGATCACATTCAAGGTGACAATGTGTTTGCGGGCTGTCCACACAGTCTAGTCCGGCATCTTTTGACGTTTGATACGACTGAGCGGGCTCCTAGAACCGTCGGTGACAGGTGTTTCATCACTCAATGGGTCATGCAAGAATTCATTTCTGTTGTCAGATGTTAGAGGGCTTGTTTGTCCACCATTTGTAGTGTTTTCAGCTAGGAACTGTTTGTACAAACTCAATAAATGGCTGTAGCTTTTGTGCTCTCTCATTTCGCTGCGCAAAGCATTACTACCATATCTGGCACTGGTCAAACGCTCAGGCAAATCAGCACGCCCTTTAAAATTGTAATCTTTGATATCAAACTCATGAGCATCATCCTCTGGATCTTGCTGGCCATAATCATATTCAGCTTGTTGCTCCATGACAGCATAATCCTGTGCAGGTTGGCAATCACAATCATGATCACAGCCGCAACTTTTGGGCATGAGAATACCAATCAAATCAGCAGGATTGGTTGTGACCAGATTAGTGCATGTGTTGCTGTCCATGCGCATTTGTGACGCATGATCATGTTGTTTTTGTGTGACATTCAATGTGTATAAACAATTTTGTCCACTCAACTGTAGCAACCGAACCAGCTCCTCAGGCATGTTGCTGTTGATGGTTATAGCAGTGCCACTATTGTCCACTGGATTTTGATTGGTAATACTCAATGTGTAAGTGGTGTCCATGTGTGTCATTTGTTGTCCTTTAACTGTCTACGTATGGGCTTGCTGGTCACACTGTTGATTAGACGAATGCCCTTGGTATTTTTAGCCACAACAAAATATCTTTTGGTGTCATCATCAAAGTTGCCATCTGGTCCTAGCAATGATACTTCCACTGGTTCATCCATTTTCACACTTTTGTAAACTGGTTTCACTCCTGGCAAATGGTGATTGAAATCATGTGTGTCTTGTTCTGGCTGTTGGTGGGTGTCGTGCATTTGATCTATGGGATTCAAATCACTGCTGGTTTGGAAAGTTTGATTTTTTCTCTGTTCACTTACTTTTTTGAGTAAATTGAGCAGACGAGAATTGTATGTATCACCAAAAACATGCTGTGCCAAGGGCTGTTCCACATCCAAATATTGTCGATCAGTACTCAACAAACTGCCAGCACTTGTGTAACCTTCTTGATTGCTTTTTTGCCATAGCGCACTCAACAGTTGATTTTTCATACTATAAACTTCGACTGGTTCATTGTCTGCGCGTACAACCAACATTTTTTCAGGAACGTTCAACACTGCCCTTAGTTCCTGTTGCAAAATATACGCACTCACAGGCACTCCTATCATAAAGTCAATATAATAAACGTCTGCATTTTCAATGTCTCGAAATTCCAAAGTATCATTTTTGCTGTCAATTTTGTGCACGTGACCAATATCCAGCATTTTGTAACGCTTTAACAAACGCTCCAGACTTTCTAACTTGATGTCATCCAAATCCACCACAGTCTTCAACCTGTAACTGTAGGTTTTTTGTGCTTCATTAAGCAATTGAGGTAAACTTTTCATGTGTGTTCTCATGTTGTTGGCAGTCTATTTAGCTTGCGCTGCAAGTGTTTTGATTTGATCCAACAATTGGTTACGATCCAAAATTGTCACATGTTCTTGTGATTGAGTTATGCCTTGGTCTGGATTGGTTCTATCCAATCTCAAACGATCCAATTCTAATTTGAGCATTTTCAATTTTTTTTCCATTTTACTATTGCGAGCATCCAAGGCAATCTTGAGCATGTTGCTGCTGGCATTGAATATTTCTCCTGCATGTTTGACTTCCACATTCATACCCAAATCGTGCAAACTTTTGCCATACTCTGTGGCCAAATCTGCGATGCTGTCCATTTCATTGTCATGCATTGTGAAATGGTCCATTTGTTTGTAGTCTGTTTGTAAATTGGCCGCTTGATCCATGAGTTGATCTGGTTCTTTTACAACACAGTCTTCCAATCTGGGCAATTCAAAAGTGGATTCCAATTGTTCATATCTGCTCATTGTTTGTTACCTTGCATGGAAAATATACCATCTTCATTGAGCACGCGAAATTTCATGTTGTGTCGAGAACAAAACTGTAAAGCTGCTGTCCATTTGGCAGTGTTCAAAATCACAAATAACTTGTCGCGTTTGCTTTTGGCGGCTTCCATGAGTGTTTCTTTACGAGGTTTGATCTCTACCATTTCCAAACGTGTGGATCCATTTTTATCCATGTATTGGATAAGAAAATCAGGCACATACACTGTGCTTTTGCCAGTGAGAGGATTAACATATGGTATATTCACACATTCACTACCCCATTGCAGCACATGAGGGTGATCATCAAGAAAACTCATCATCCGCAACTCCCAAGAGCTCCTTGCAAATGGTTTTTTATTACCAATCAATTTTTCTGGATTTTTGGCAACAAAATATTGTTGGGTATATTTGGTCATGCATGACACCTATTGAGTTTGGCTGAGTATCTTGGATCCCAACAAAAGATTGTTCAACCAAGGAGCGTTTGTTTGTTGATCGTTAAAACCAATTTTGCTGTGTGCACTGCGAAAAAAATTCACGTTTTCCATGAGAATGTTGCTCATGCGTCCTTCTACAAACAACTGTTGAGGACTTACTCCTTGTTGCTTGGCTGTGACTGCTGTGATTGCGCCATAGGTACGACTGAGATTGCCTGGCACACTGGGTTGTTCAAACAAATTGGTGCTTTGATTATAAACTTGTGGGTCCAATTGAAAGCTGTTGTCCAATGGACTGTGCGCCAAATCATAAGCATCTGGCAATAGATTCCTACGCACCACTTGGCCTGTGGACTGGTCCACAAACTGTCTCAGTCCATTGACATTTTCTACTACAGTTTCTTGTCCAAAGTTTTGGCTCTGATCACTGAGATTTCTGGTAATCAAGTCACTCATCGGAAATTACCCCATCTATTCAAACTTGTGCTGGCCAATCCACTGGCGATTCTGGGCACAAATCCACCCACCCCACTGGCCCGTATGGCGTCACTGCCCAATCCACTGAGAACTTGTCCCACAAAAGGAATGTTACGAGCATTGCCCAAAATACTGTCCACAGCATCTTGAAAACTGTCATTTAGATCCATGAGAAAGGTGTTTACTCCTCCAAATGCATCTTGAGGTTCAAAATAATCACCCCCGTTCAAATTGAATTGGTTGATTAGTTCACTTGTCAATGGTTGAGCTACTGTTGTATAAGAATACCCTTCATGTTGAATGGTCATGCTGACTGTAAGCAGAGAACTGTCATCTTGGGATAACGGGTCCCAATCAATTCGGCTAATTTTGGGGTTATAAACAGTCAGTTGTGTGTATTTTTTACCATAAAACGTGTAAAGTTCCAGTCTGTCAAAAATATTACCTGCCCCCTTGGGGGCAAAACCCCAGCTGCTCTTGTCTATAAATTGAGTGCGAGGTTCATTGACAGGTGTGTTCCATCTGGCTCTGGCATTGGATGTGCGCCTACCATCACCAAAATACCATTCATAATATTCTCTCCAAACTCGTAAAACTCTATCATCCACAGTGTCATGTAGAGTGACTGTGATATCCTGGTGCTCTAGACCAGTATGCACCAATCGTTTTCTGTTATATTGATTGACAGGTTTTAGAGTGGGACTGGTTTGGGGTCTATCAATTTTTTTGATTTGAAAAGCAAACCCGCTTTGCCAACTGCCAAAATCTCTTAGAGTACTGGCATTGCCTGGCACAAAGCTGGCATAATACATGAAGCCCATGCGAGGCATGGCTAATATTGCTCTGTTTGCCTTGTTGTGCACAGTGGCATATCTGCTTGTGCGCAACATGAGTGGCATACCACGCAAATAACTGCGGTTACCTCCACTCACACCTGCGCTGTCACCAAACAAATTACGACCCAGGGTGTTGACTGTGCCTCCCACCGTGGAACTAAGAAGGCCACCAAATTCAGTCATGCTCTAGCCGTTAACCTACTGTTACGCCTGCTCTAGTCTGTGGATTGAGCTCCATGAGACCGTCAGCCAATGTGGCGTTGTCATATCTGATGGTCATGCTGATGGTCACCGGATCACTGCTGGTATAATCCAGCTGTTGATAATCCACACTTGCCAAGAAGCATCCTTCCAATGTCCATTGCTCAAACACAGTCTCATTGCCACCATCCATGATTTCCAACAAAGTTGTAAATTTGTAGTTGATGCCAGCAGCCACACTGGTTTGTTCAAAAAAGTTCATTTGTTTTTGCAATTGATGACCCACCAGCTTGCTCACACTGTTGGTGATGTCATCTCTAACTTCAAGAGTAATTTCCTGCCAGTTGGCTTTTTCAGCATAATACATTCTACTGTTGTAGCTTTGAATTTCCACAGCATTAAACTGCACATTGGGACGGTTCACAGTCATCACCTGTTGTGTTAGTTCCAATCCACCAGCTATGGGCCCAAAATTGATCACACGCACACGGAAGCGGTGGCGGATCTTGGGCATCAGTTGACCAGTTCTTGTTCCGTTGATGGGAACACCAAACTTGGATAGTGTTTCTACCATATAAAAGTCTCCACGAGTGTTTTGACTATTTAGGTGGTAACCAGGAAAAAAATCAGAGCCTTTGTTTGTGTCTTAAATTCTGCTGTGGCAAGCCATAGTGCTAGAGCCCTTGGATGAACAGCAACGTTGTTCTCAAGTGAACTACCACGCACTCTAGGGCGTGGTAGTTCACGAATTATGGATTTTGAGCAATCATCCGCAAGTTCATTATGTGGTGGACAGGAACATCCAACCTTATGATCAATATTGTTTTGTAGAAGACAATTGCCAATCCCCTTGCAATATTGCAAGTTCTTGAGCAGAGATACTATCATCAAGCCATGAATAATATTGTCAAATTTGTGGACAACCACAATGGTAGATTTTTAGTAGTGGCTGGCGATCAATGGATACGTCATGGTATTGAAAATGTGGATCTTATAGGTTTTGAATTACGCAAATTTTCTCAACTGTTGAGTTTGGCTAAAAAACTCAGACCTTTTCAAAAAGACATAATAGATGGTGGCAGCAACATGGGCAGTTGGACCATACCCATTGCCCGTGAGCATGGGGATCTTGTATTTCACATGTTTGAAGTACAAAGATTTTTGTATCATGTGAGTTGTGGTAATTTGGCATTGAACCATGTGCTCAATGCCCGCGCCAATTTGATGGGGTTGGGCAACACAAACACAATGATGGAAGTTTTTGTACCTGATTATCAGATGGCAGGTAATTTTGGAAGTTTTGAGTTGCAACCACCCTGGCAAAACAGTGATTGCAGATTGATTTATATGGATGCCAAAGATCATGTGCCCATTGTCACCCTAGACAGCCTAAACTTGAGCCCTTTGTTGATCAAATTGGACCTTGAAGGTATGGAATGGTTGGCACTGCAAGGGGCAGAAAAAACCATTGACCAATACCTGCCAATTGTTTGGTGTGAAAGACAAAAAAGCAATGCCGATTGGATTATTCCTTGGTTCACCAACAAAAAATACGCACATACCTATGCTATAGAAGGGCACTGGTGTTTTTTGCCGTCATGGCTAGTTAATAATCCCCATTTGGCATCTTGCTTGAGTTAGGCTGTTCCCACATGTCCATACATGACATGTGCTAGCATCTTGTGTTGGCTTACAATCCCCTGCAAGATAACCTGATTGGCAGTGACTATTACCTCATTTTGATGTGCTTCTGCCACGAGACTGATCAAGTTACCCAAGCTTTCACTCAAGCTTTCAATCACAACAGCCAGTGCCAGGTTGTTGCCAGCCTGGGCGCCATAGCTTTCCAAAAACTCCAAGGCATGTTGTGTGATGGATCCTGCTAGTTGATTTTTGATTTCCTCAGTATTGAGGATCTCTGCGGTTTCCCATAGGCTATCGTCCATGTTGGCTCTCTAATCCATCGTTGTATATGCATATGATAATGGGCATTTGACATCAGTCAATCCAAATAATTGCTATCCAACTGATTGTGATTTCGTTGCATTGTGTTGTGTGAACTACTGTTGGTATAAACACCAACAGCTTCCTGCTTCATAATATGCAATACAACCAATTGGGTTTTGATTTTATCGGTCATACCTCACCCAGTTATTGGTATATAGATTTCACACAAATGAAACGGTTGCATCGATTTGGCTTGCGCAAGAACCCAAATGATGATCCCAGTCTAACAGAATGGGAAAATCGCAAAAATCAGGGATGGAATCGCATCTGGGATTGCGGCCACAGCAAGTGGACTTGGGTCAATAAAAAAGCGGGGCAAT